AATGTCTCTTCATAAGTGCCACCCTGAATAACAACACTATAGTACGAATCTAATTTAGGAAGAGCCGCAAGAGCTTTTAACATCGCTTCTTGCTGAGCAACATCGGCAATCTCTTCAGCCGCACCACCGATCGATAGAGCAGCTTCGATATCCAATTCGCCTTCTGGTTCTTCCTCTTCCTTTATTTCCTTCTTTTCTACTTCTTCTCCCAGTGGATATTCTCTTTCCAACTGGGCTTGGACCCACTCATTATAGTATGGATCTTCTATATTTTCTCTATTCAATAAACCATTATCAAATAAGTATTTATATAATGCATCCAAATAACCGGGGCAGGATGGGTCAGTAATAGGGTTATAACAAGTGTCATATTTGTAATTATAGATCACTGTTACGTTACTTAGTGTCCCATCCCCGTCTACCCCAATCTCTCCTTCCCCAAGCGCCGCCCGGGGGATAGGTAGAACAGGATCATATCTAACCATTGTGTTACCCGGTAATCCGTCCCATACATCATTCGATTCATAAGAATACCCTTCACCGAGTGCATTTTCGTTACGAACATATACTGTAGCATCTGAGTTCGGGTCTTTCTGAATCGTATAGCGTCGAAGAACCCCATTCACAGCTAATCCAGCTTGTGGGGGAAGAACATCACCCATATTCCAGGTGTATCCGTTAATGGTAGCATTACCAGTTTGGCCTACAATAACCTCAGAGGAGGAGTAAGAGCCCCAACAGAGCGCCGACGCCAAGACCGCCTTTGGCAGTACTCTTGTCATCTTCATCCATATTCCTCCATCTGCTACGGAGACCATTCCCCTTTGGCTTTTGTTCTTCTTCCATCGTCCAAGCTGCTTTTGCTTCTTCCCCAATCATACCATCATAAGGACAAGGTGTTCCGGCGTTCATCATAGCTTCGAACACGCCAGGATCTTGACACATAGTTGAAACTGCAGCAACTTTCATACCCATGTCATATAATGTCTTAGCATTTTTCAGACGCTCACAGTTAATATCCCTGACAGTCTTACCTGCAGAGAGACCAAGGATTTGGGTTTGAACTGCACCAGCTACGCCAACCGTACAACTGTCGGTAGTAGAACTATTAATGGTTGGTGCAACCGCAGTAGATGGAGGCGAATATACTGTGGTGGTAGAATTAGAATCTACTACGGAATCAGTTTCGGATCTGGTACAGATATAACCTTCAGGACAAGTTGTCGAAGATTCTTGCGCTGAAACTGATCCAGCGAATAAGCATAAAGTTATAACTAATAATTTTCTAAACATTCTATTATCCTTACAATTCGGTCATAATAAAAAGTTCAGTCGCTTCGGGTTTATTTATGTATATATCTTTCTACATAAAAAAAGGGAAGCAAAAAGCTTCCCTTTTCTTTTCTCTTATTTAGATAAGATTAGAATTCGAAACGAACGCCAACCTGAGCATCTTCATAAGCCATATCTGCGTCTGCCTGAACAGCACCAAATACATGGACTGCATTGCTTAGACCGTAAGCAGCTTCAACACTTACGCCATCGAAGGTAAGACCGTCGGTGTTAGCGGTAGCATAGAGACGTGGTGCAACGGCAAAATCGCCAAATGCAAGATCAGGACCCGCTTCAAGTGCAACTGCTTCATTCTCTACTGAATAAGCAGCTTCACCTGAAACGCCGAGATAAGGGTTAGCGAAAGCTGAAGTGGCGAGGGTTGCAGCAGCTACAGTAGAAAGAAGAAATTTCATCATTTTATATTTCCTTTGAGATTAGAGTTAAGTGGTCCGTTCTGTTTCTAGGTGGAACCATACCCAAAGTACTTAAGCAGCTAGTGCGTAAGCCTTAGGAGCAAAGTTATCGTTTGCATTTATTAGGTTTGACCGATACGAGGTCATCCGGTAATCTCCACGTCGTTTCAACACCTGTCGAATCCCTTTCGGCCCCATCAAAAGTACACCCAGACCTCTAGAAGTCTATTGTTTGTGTCGCAAACTAAGGAATTCAAACCCTTGCAGAAAATTCCGCTACATGTTACCCTAGAGTGTACTTTTGGTGGAGCCGCCGGTATCGAAACCGGGTCCAGAATGTTTATCGTCTGCTTCAACGATTACAGATACTATTTAACCATATCTACTCTTGATTGTACATATCTTATTCCAATTCCTTTATCAGATGTGATAATTATAACACATCCGTCGGAGTCATAGAATATATGTCTATCTTTACTTTGTCTGTAGGTAGGCATGAAGGTCATAGATGTTACGATACAGTTGTTCGAGTGTACCATTGTTATCTATAATATAATCTGCCATCCAAGGCTCAAGGGACATGCTAGACTTTGGTTCAGTCTCTAGCCAGTCACTGCGATCGACCCAGATAGTATAGTCGACGATACCGTTGTTCTTGATAGCATGGAACTCACGCTTGTTACGCAAGCCACAGTAGATGTCAGAGACCTCGAAGATTTCACGACCGATACGAGCCAGATCATCTTTGCAATAGTCAGAGATTAGATTGTACCATTCAGCACGATGGTTATGTCTATCTGCAAAGCAATCGTGTACCGAGTCATAGCCGTATTGATCTTTGAGTGCAGGGTAGACAACATTCTCTGCACAGTGTACACTAGACGATTTGAACTTTAGTCCAAACATCACATTAAGATATTCAGCAACAGTATCTTTGCCGTGCCGACCATGACCAATAATAAGAAGTTTCATTGTACACCTATGGTTTGTAGAAGATATGTTGATCGATCATAGCAACACGAGTCATTTCCTTTGACCAGTACGGCTTGACCCGTTTGGTATGATAATACAAAGCACCGTCTGTAACATCACCGATTTGCTTATGATACACACTTTGTGCGATAAAGTAAATATCATTATAGACTTTTTTATCAGTTGGTTTCTTATTTTTCTTTCGAGCAGTCCAACTAAACTGTTTTCTTTGATGTACTACATCACATACCCCATCTGGGAATTGTGGATGTTCAGTACGATTCAGCGTAACATTCGCCACAGCAATCTGTCCAATCTCTGATTCACCTCTTGCTTCGAAGTACATATTCTTTGCTAGACATTCGATGCTTTTGCTATCTTCAGGTGTTTCAATAATGGCATAGATTAACTTTAAGTTCTCCTCTTCATTCATAATAGGGGGTGGTGGCGGATTATACGGACCTATGTTTACCACAGGCTCGGGTGTGCTTTTTACATTTTCTAATGGAGTGCAACCTACAGGGGTAAGTCCCACGATGCAAATGCACATGACTTTCATCATTTTCATTTGTCGTCTCTTTTGTAGTTTGTGGATTAGGAAGGTAAAAGACCTTCTGCGATCATTCTAATTTTTTGATGCCAATAGCCCAATTCTCGGCGGCATCTTCTACGTAGTGGAGCGATCTATCTGGAAATTCCTCTGTAAAGAATAATCGCCCATTATCATCGAAGTATTGAACATAGGCAAGTTCACTTTTAAAATCAAAGTGAACCTCTGCTCTACCTCTTCCATCGTTTGCGTGATACGTAGAAATCTTTCTCATGTATTACTCCCACTCGATATCTTCTATGATTTGGTTTCTTAGGGAGATCGCTTTGCGATCTGTATCGGTCCCTATTCTATCGTTTAATACCTTATAGGCTAATGTAATACGATCACAGCCTGCATATGCTGCATGCCAGCAGTGATGATCAGGCTCATCATATTTACCGAAATAATACCATCTACATTGCCATCCAGGTACATCCTGAATCGTTACAATCTTCTGTTCTTTATTATCAAAGTATTTAAAATAACCATTACCGGTTTCTGACCAAGTGAAAAGAATCTGATAGGCATTCGCATTCCAATTGGTATGCCATCCTACGAATCCACCTGGAGGATAGTAATTAAAGAGCGCGCTTGAATGCACACCAAGTACCTCAGGAAATTTCTTCTTTACAGTATACTCGATATCTTTCCACTTTCCTGGATCTTTCTGAGCCATCTGGGAGACTGGCTGAGAAAAGTGTTGTTCAGGAAATCCAGAATGTTTACTACCCAATTTCATTTGGGCAAATAGATAATCTTCGTTACAGTATCTTTCCCCATTACTTGGAGCATCTTCCGGATCAAAGAAATGATATTTGGAATCATTATAACCCTCGATGGATCTGAAGGTATTCACAAATCCATCGAGAATATTTAGAAGCTCTTTATTTCGAATAATGACTTCAGTCATGTAGGAATTCCTCAGCCATCGGGAAGATTCTAGCGATAGCATAAGCTACACATCTAGCTACTTCCATATGTTCTTTCTGCGTACCATTACCAGATCGAAGGTCAATATAATGAATCCAAGAACGAAGGGTTCCATTCATATAGAGATGGCTAACTGTATTTCCCTCGGGAAGTACACACCGAGCTTGTTCCTTTGCAATGCCGATTTCTTTACTAGTAGCCCACTTGTAAGCCATTTGGGCTTCATGAATAACTTGCATTTGCTTCATAGCCCAAGTTTTCTGGATCTCAACATTATCGCATGGAATACTGTTCTGACGATTTTTAGGATCTTGAAGTCTGGCTTCTTTTAGAACAAAGGAGTTATCAAGAGTGGTAGGATCGGCGTAGCGCTGGCTGAATTCCTGGAAGCTGAAGCTTCTGTGTCGGAGGATCTGCCTTGCGATGTCTCGGGTGGTCTCGATTCCGATAGTGGCACTTGCCATCTCGAGCGGTGACCAGTGTTTCCATTCAATGAGTCGTCGGATAAGTTTCTCTCCGGTTTCTGTGTTGAACTGGTTAGCTGGGTTAGATACTCTGGCACAGTAGGCAATAAGCTCGAGCGCATCGTGAAATTTATCCTTGAATTCAGGGGCAGGGGCTGGTTCTACTACAAGGTAAGCTTTTGGATTGTAATACTGCATATTACTCTCCGATAGCCAGAAGCGGATTACGCGCTCCTTTCATCTCAGCACCACCCTGTAGATACTTCTGATATGCACGGCCATTGACCTTATACTTAATGAAACGCTTATTGGTTTCATTCTTATTTGGATTCTCGATGGTAATAACAATGTCCTTACCATTCTTCACAGCTGCCATCTTGTTCAGCATCTTATCACCATCGGTCACACCGATACCAGCGGTAGACATAGAGCTGCGACGTTCACCCTTCGAAGTCTTGGTGACGCCACTTGATTTTTTACCTTTAGCCATAATTCACTCCTTAATATAATACCAGATCGCATCTGGTCCAGTTTGATAATCTTTTCCGCGCTTTTCTTCTACGGCTCTTTTCACATCAGGCATATCTATGTCATGACCACATATATATCCGCCACTTTTTACCTTTGGCTCCCAAAGTTTAATATCGGCTTTAACTGCTGAATAGCTATGATCTGCATCGATAAAAACAAAATCAAGAGATTCATTTTCAAAATCATGAACGGCTTGCGTAGTCTTTTTACGGTGAATAATAGCTCTTGAGTTACCGTTCGCGTATTCTAAAACCTCTTGACAATACCTTTTATACTCTGGTGATTCACCCCAGATATCAACACCATGCAGGGTTAATTGAGGACAATTCTCAATTAAGTGTTTAAAGGTTACACCTTCTTGTACACCTAACTCTGCGCCAGATGTAAAGTTATTGGTTTTGACTAGACTCTCTAGCCAAAGCTTTCTATGATTTTCTGGATGTTTTGTCATTAAAATTTAAAATCCTGGAACTTTTCTTTTTCAGCGTTATTGATATCGGTCTTATCGAAGACTGGTGTATCATCTACTAGATTATGATCAGTAGAATCAGCATCGAATAGCCTCATCTTAGCTCTATCTATCCCAACAATGAAACGCTTATTCTTATTGGGATCGTTGTAACGGTTCTTAAGTTGTTTAACCATGATCTGACCCTGCGCCTCCAATTCTTCGTTGGAGACCATTGCAAACATCAGGTCAGCGGTAGCGGGTAGTCCAAAAGACTCGGACGTATCTTCAAGCCCAGGATCCGAGCTACTGTAACCAGTACGTGTCGTCTGCGTTGCAGAGATAATCGGTAGGTTGAATTCGACTGCAAGTCCGCGAAGCTCCTCTGCGATTGCTTTGATATATGCATAGCTATTTACCGCTCCGCCCATCTTCATACGAGATGACGAGCAGATATTGAGATAGTCTATCATAATCATCTGAGGAATGAAACCCTTTTTTAGCTTCAATTCGTTCAATAGTGATCGGAAGTGGTTAGCATTTGCCTGACCGGTAGGATATTCCTTAATGATCAGTTTACCATTCGTCTTCGTCTTCAGTTTATTTACAGCATTAGCAAACATCTCTTTGCTCATGTTCTCGATCTGGTCAATCGGGATATCAAGCAAGTTGGCGTCAATACGTTCAGCAATGCGTTCTTCACTCATTTCCATAGTGATGTATAGAACGTTCTTACCTAGGTTAAGAGCACTAGCAGCAAGATGACACATAAAAAGAGACTTCCCAACACCTGTGCCAGCCAGAACGATGTTGAGAGTTTTATTAGGAAGTCCTCCCTTTGTGATGGTGTTAAGGAGCTCGATGTCGAAGGGGATTCTTTCCTCTTGCTCATGATAGAACGCGTATCTTTCAAGTACATTCTCCAAATAGTCGTGGCCAATATTCGTATCAAAGGTAACTGCCAATGCCTTCTGTAGCAGATCAGGCAGTGCATCCTTTGTAAGCTTCTGGTGCTTACCATCAATGACTGAGATTGATTCCATAATCGCATTGAACAGTGCACGATCCTGGCACCATTTCTCTGTACGATTATAAAGCCATGCTTCGTCAGCTTCATCCTTCTTAAAGATTTCAGGTAGGATTTCTACTGCATGACGATACTGTTCATCGCTGAATCCATTCGATTCGTCGATTTCAATCTTAAATGTTTCTGCATTCGGTAGCTTATTGTACTTTGCAACAAACTTCGCTACCTCGCGAAACATCTGCTGATATACACCATCGAAGTATTCTGGGCGAATGAAGGGCAACACTCGACGCATATACCCTTCATTCGTTAGCAGATTACGCAGAACAGTCTGTTCAATATTCGCATTAATCACTTTTATTATTTTCCCTCGTAACAGAATTCTCCAGTATGTTTGATAGTACCATAGCTGCAGTGTTCTGTAAATCAAGATTTGTCTCTGCATCCAAACCTTCATCAGGACTGGATACAATCTCGAAATTAAAAGTAAGATGTTCGCCATCATTCGAGACCTGAAGCCGTTTATAGTTAATTACGGTCTCTGTGAATTCCCCGGTGAGGATCCGAATATCCCAGTTCTCACCAGCACCAGGAATCATTTCATAGTCAATGTTCTCCTCAAGACTCTTCATCTTCTACCTCTACGATAGCATCCATGCTTACAAGAGACTCATGACCAATGCTATATTGCTTTTGGATGAATTCCTTAAAGTCTGTACGACTAAAGATTGGATCCCAGAATTCTTTCGTAAGGGTAGCATCAAGACGAACTTTACCAGATAGTACTTCGCCGGTCTTTGGATTAAACCCTTCATACCAACCCATAGAAGGATTACGCACGTATCCACCAGCTTTACCGACTTCGGTCAGACCGGAGTATTTCTGTACGCCACCTTCCCAGTTAACGGTAATCGGAATCTTAGACTTCTCTTTGACGTAACGAGATTTCTCTACGTTAATAACAAAGTTATAGCCAACAATCTCGGTTCCTTTCTTCTCCTGCTGACGACCAAGGATCCAGATATTATCTGCAGAGTAATAGATGCCAGTACCGCCAGATACGATTGCTTTCGGGAACAAACCCATCTCCTGATAGGTATGGTTAACCGCAATCATTGGGATGTCTTTCATAGCGAGGTAAGGCGTTGCCATACGGAACAAACCTTTCAATGCCTTCGCGCGAGACATATCAGCAACTGATTTCTCGTTCAGTGCATCTTCCATTTCTTTCTTCGAAGCAAGGTTACCAATAGAGTCAATAACCACAATAACCTTATCATCGCGGCTCAGGGCTTCAAGCTGGTTAATCATATCGAACTTCAGTTCTTCTACGTTCGTAATCGGCGTGTGAAGGACACGATTGGTGTCAATACCGAACTGTTTAAAGTAGGAAGCAGGCGAACCGAATTCCGAATCATAGAACAACATAACCGATTCGGGATATTTGTTCATGTATGCAGCTGCCATAAGCAATGCGAATGATGTCTTAAAGTGCTTGGACGGACCAGCAAGAACTGTAAGACCTGGTGCAAGGCCACCGTCGATCGAACCAGACAGAGCCACGTTTACCATCGGCACGTCAGTGGTTACCATATCTTTTTCATTAAAGAACTTTGACTCAGAAAGCACCTCGGTTGCTTTCAGCTTGGAGTTCTTCTTTAGTTTATCCATAATGCTCATAATTATTCCTCTCTATTTAAATAGCCATCATTAATCTTACCAGCTTCTTTGAGAAGTGTAAACCTCTCATTAAAGCGAGTAAGCATTTTTAAGCTATTATTTGCTCCGACACGGTCGCACCCGCGCTTCTTTCTCGGAGTAGGAACTCTAGAACAACCGCCACCGACTCTCGGATCAGAACTAATATAAGTCGACACCGTATGGTAATCCCCACCAAATTCTTGAATAACATCATAAAGCTGGTTATAGAATGTATGCTTCAGCGTAATAAAAGATGAGATAGATGATTCAATAAATGCAGCTTCTACTGGAGAAACGTGTGCACTCTGGGAAATATTAAAGGTAGAGAACCTATAATAAATCTCTTGGACCGCCATAGTGGAATTTGGTGCACCGCCCATGATATGGAACGGAATCTGAAGTTTCTCTTCAATATGATTTGTTTCGGTTGGCACATCAGGGTTATAAACGATACGAGCGTTACGACGGCAGATCCTATCGACAAGATCGACCGATAGAGTTGTTTTAATAACAACACCAGCATGTGTGCTACTCAATACGCGAACAACATCCGATTCCAATTGAGATGCTTCGACCAAACCGTCTTCATCGATGTTTACTTCAGTACAAACAAATACGATATTCGGACCCCATTCAAGTAGGTCTTCAATGTGTTTATTTACGTTGTCCACTAGTAAGATTTGATTTCTAGGCTTAGTAAAGGCATATTCTAGGGTTTTAGCAGTAGTATTTGTACCGATAATACCTACACCAAAGAACTGTTTAGATGTATCAACATTCGATTCGAATTGTTCTTTTTCATCTGTAATTTTATTTTCTTCTGTCATTTAGACAAATCCCCATTCTACATTTGCTTCATTAAAGATACTTTTCGACAACTCCCAAGACTCTGCCCAGCGAGGATTCGTCGGATCGCCATCCATAACCACACGCTTTACGCCAACTTGAGTAATGCCGAGCGCGCATTGATCGCAGCAAGGAAGTCCAGAAACATAGATCGTAGCACCATCTAGCGACACGCCATTGTAGGTAGCATTATAGATCACGTTCTTTTCTGCGTGTACGATATACTTATACTTAAGCGAACGGTCAGTTAGACGTTCGTCTGTGTCTTCGATGTTACGTGGAAATCCATTATAGCCGGTGCTAAGCACTTGACCCTTTGGGCTAACTGCTACTGCACCAATCTTACTTGACGGATCTTTCGACCAGGTTGCAACCAACCTAGCCATCTCCATATATCGTTTATCCCACTTATTGATATCCACTTGTAATTACTCCTCCTAATGCTACGGCAAACACTGCTACCATACCGCCAAAGCCAAGCGGGCTTTTCTCGAATTCTTCTCTTTCAGCTGCACATCCAGCCAATAATAGTAATAGTAACACAGTTTTATACAATTATACACTCCATAAGACGCCAAATTTCATCATTCATTCGCCGTTGGGACATAGGATCGTTACGGATAATGCCTGTTTTCAATGGATGTTTGTCACGATTTAGGATTTCTGGTGGCACAATATCAGCAAACGTTTGCTTCAATACTTTCTTTTCGCCATTACGTTCTGCATATGGTGTATTCATTGCATGCTTACAGATCGATGGAGCAAGGAATGGGCAACGAGTTTCGATAGTGTATCGCATCATAGTGCGATCGATCTTAGGCATATGGTAGTATGGCAGTTCGCAGAACATGTCGGACATTTGGCTATCATACTCTTTGGCACGACGATATCCACCGAATAGTTCATCAGCACCATCACCAGTCATAACTGCATAGAAGCCAAGCTCGCGTAGCTTCTTAGCCATAGCAATCTGTGGCTTAACAGAACCAAGATCGATAGGCGACTGGTGTACGATCAGTGCTTCATAGTCAGTCACATCATTAAGTTTAACGTGATGCATAGTATCGCCAAGGTGCAATGCAAGGTTAGCGAAACCTTTCTCGGCATTGTCGACATGCACAGCAGTAACGTCACGACCAAGTTGCTTGATCAGTCCATAGATGATAGTACTATCTAGACCA